GGTTCAAATAAATTCCAATTGGCCCTGTCGAAGTTCAACAGACCGATCAATCTTGCATCGGTCCATCTACTTTTCTTGTAAAAAGGTCGGATATTAGTACCTAAGAAGAAGTCAGCCCCACAACTTTCACGGAAGGGTCCCTTGGTAAAGCTCTTTTCAGAGTTCACCTCGAAACCAAAAAATTCCAAGTTGTGGAATAGCTTATTCAGAAAATCGGCATCTGAAGGGACAATTAAGTCGTCTCCGAATACTGATATATTATCTGTTTTTAGGCCGGCTCTAACACAAGTGACGTAAGCAATAGCATAAAAGATAATGGATTCAAGTTCAAAAGTGAAGCCATTTCCCATTGAGGAAAACATCTCCAACTCAATTGTCTTACCATTATACTCTACCCTTCTAGTACGCAACTGATCTAATAAATTAAACCAGTCTTCTGACTGAATGAGGTGAAACACTACTAAACACGCAATCGTGTTACTGGCATTTTTGAGATCGATCGTAGCAATGCTATCATTAATACTTCCGATAGCCGCATATGACCGATTCTCCACTTGACTTTTCAAATTGATCTGACAAGTGGTCAAAAAACGTTCTTTTAACTCTTTCCCTACTCCAAGCTGACCGAGGCCAGCTAAGATAGATTCAATAATTATCGAACGATTGGTTTGCCAATTCTTATCTACCCACGAAAGTTTTGCAACTGCAACGCTAAGTTTGTTAAGCTTAAACATATGCGGAAGCTCCTTCGCGAACTCTTCCGTGAGCTCGCTTGAGAATTCGTGGTAATGAGTCATTGGGACGTTCAATTTATGACGTCCCGATGTGTATTTTGCGCTGGAACATCCAACGTTCATCCCTGGTCCAAAACGTAAATCTAAGTCTTCCAGTCTAGGGCAATCGCCTAAAATATCAGAAATTTTCTGAGAAACGGCAACAACAAGTCCGTCCTCACAGAACAATAATTGCTCTGTCTGATAAAGTAGCGAGAACCTTTGATTAGTCCTCTTACATCTACGTTCGGTTTCGGCAAATGACAATTCGGCGTTGGCTTTCTTATTGACACCAGCTATTACTAGGTCAGCATCTTTTGCGTAAAGCGCAAGACACTGTCTAGCATAGGCCAGTGCGGTGGGATCGTCATCAACACGATAGTCAATGCTATATGCACAGATTTCTTGGACACTATTATCCGCGACGAGATTACATAATTCGTCAGCGAAGCGTCCTGAGTTACTTGCACAATACCACGCGAGTCTTCTGGTGAATCTTTCTGATTCATCGCGTCTCCAAAGGTTGAAAATGTTGTACACAGGTTTTTTACTTTTCATAGTAAATTGTCCTTTTACATAAGGATTAAAAGAATAATCAAGCGTTAGTAATTTGCTTGATCATTTTGGTAAGGATCTTGGAACTGCATAGTCGAATCAGCGGTTAAGCCCCGATGATAAGCTAGCATATCTTTGATACCTTGATCGGACATACGTGTATGGATCACATAATCTGTTACAATTAGTGACTCGCCAACCTTTCTTGGTTCGGCGACGTAGCCCTCTGCATTATTCCCACTTGGCATGTCAATGATAGGCATCACAACACGGGTCCGCAGTTTTCTAACGTTTCTGTCCTTAGACGGTAACTTTGCAACGCTAACATACGGTCTTGCTGAGGCAATTAAGCCATCAGTAGTATCGATGAGAACAAGCTCAGTTTGCGAATGGCTCTTGTGTCCGAAAACATGTAGAACAGGTGTTGGTTGTTTGTCATATACTGACAGTGAGTTGATGGCAGCCATCGTTTTTCCTCATTTTGTTATATTAATGAAATGTTAAAAGTCAGAAAAGACTATAACACGAAACTTAGTTACGATATCTTTTAACGGTGGTGTTCAACAAAGCAATACCATTAAGCATATGCTCCCAGCCTAGAGATTTCTCAATAGGTTTAAAGGAAGGTGTACTTAGGAAATTGTTTGCAAAAAG